ACAGTAGACTATGGTAGCGATACTGGATTTACAACCTTCAAAGAAGGTATGCCAACACATGCTACTATGCGATTAGAATTTTTAGAACTAGAACTGATGACCGCACAAAGAGTTTATCAAGGATTTTAAAATGTATTTCAGACAATTTCCAGTACTCAGAGGTAAGTTCGATGGCACATTTAAAGGTGTTACGGATATTTTCTTGCGTGTCGCACCCCAAACTCCTATTAAAAATGTAGAATTTTTAGAAACAACGTATGTTCAAGATGGAGAAACTCCGGAATTACTGGCGTTTAAAATGTATGAGAGAGAAGATTATCATTGGATTTTATTGTTGATCAATAATATCGTTGATGTTCGTGAAGAATGGCCGAGAAAAGAAAGAGATCTTTATTCTTATTGCTTAGAAAAGTATGGTGAGAATAATATCTATCAAGCAGTACATCATTACAGAACAACAGATAAACTCGCATCTCAAGGTGTTCCGAAAGGAATTATTGTTGATTACAATTCAGCAAAGATTTCATCTGGTGAACATGAATCCGTTACAAACTGGGATTATGAATTTGAATTGAACGAAGACAAACGAGAAATAAAGTATATTCCAAAGATTTTAGTTGGCAGATTTGTTTCGGAATTCCAACGAATAATTAGAGTATAATATGGCAACCAATTCTAAAGCATTATCAAATCCTGGTGACGTAACATTTAAGACTGTTGAGATCATGAGTGTCAACGGTGACATTCTTGACATCAAAAGTTTTGTTGTCGAACTAAATATCTACGAAGATATATTTTCGAACGCACTACAGGGTGTTTTGATGCTTGTAGATTCTAAAGAACTTATATCTGGTTTACCTCTTGTGGGCGACGAACTCTTAAATATTTGGATACAAACTCCAACCTTTGGTGATGGATACGGCGAAAGCATAAAAAAGACCTTCTCAATTTATTCTATTAAGAATAGAATGCTCAACGCTGACCGTGAACAAATGTATACATTATACTTCTGCTCTATGGAAGCAGTCAGTGATAATGTCACTCAAGTCAGTAAAAAGTATGAGGGTACTACAGACGAAATTGCAGACAAACTATACACAGAGTATTTAAAACAAAAACGCTGTTTCGGCGGTATCGATAATAAAGACGAAACCCCAATGGTTATCGCGGATACTCCACATGAAGGTAAGATTGCCTTCGTGGCAAATATGTGGTCACCATTTCGCTGCCTCAACTATGTTGCACAGAGATCTATTGGCGCAAAACAAAAGGGACCCAGTTTCTTATTCTATGAAACGAAGACAGGATTTTACTTCACTTCTATTGACAATTTAATTAAGAGTCAGTTAGATCTCAGTTCTATATTTGCAGAATATGTGTATTTACCGAAACCTCTTAATCCTTTAATCGATTTGGTTGATGATGAAACATTACATACGATGAAACCTGGATTAGACAAGGGATTTAGTACTGTATCTGATATTCGGTTTAATGAGCAGGTCGATATTCTGAAGTCACAAGACAACGGAAGATTTGCCAGCACTACTACAGTTTTCGATATTATGATTAAAGAAGCAACAAATATACCGCATGACTATTCATATTCATATCCTGACATCATCCATATGGAAAATTACCGAGTTGAAAATGGTAAAGCAACATTTGATGAGGAATCAAAAGATAATATGACATATCCTGCGAACGTAACTCGTTCCGCATTGTCTAAGCGTTTCTTTCGTCCAGTGCATAGAAAAGTTCTTACCACAAGCGATGATGAGATGCTAGATTATACGCCAGATAAATGGTTGGGTATGCGTCAAAGTGTTCTAGAAGATATTTCTGGATTGCGTATGCACATCACGGTTCCTGGAAGAACGGATGCTGAAGTTGGTAAGATCATTCACTTCAAATATCCTAAAGTTGGAGATGGCGCAGATAAATCAGATCCGAAAAACCAATGGGATCCGTTCCTTTCTGGTGTTTGGATGATCACTGCCATCCACCATAAAATTACTCCAGTCGCACACAATATGATTTTGGAAATCGCTAAGGATTCGTTCCATACATCCTTCCAAGCAATTGAACGTGCGCCACCACCGAATCCTCCTCTTTATGAAAATTCCGAAAATTCTGATATGCCTCTAGCAGAACAAGAAAATGGTGCATCTCCGTCATCTCCTGGACCAGTCAATAAAGCAGGTTGGACTCATCCAACTGGCGGTAAGGGTAGCATTTCTAGTAAATTTGGACCAAGAAAATCTCCTGGTGGGGTTGGTTCTAGTAGTCATATGGGTGTAGATATTGCTGCTCCAAAAGGTACGACAGTTTATGCTGCTAGAGACGGCACAGTTGAACTGGCAGGATGGCAAAAGCCAGGTATACGTAGTGGAAAGAACGCAGGTGGCGGGATTCGTGTTAAAATTGCGCATGCTGGTAAATATACAACCTTTTACGGTCATGGTATCGAAGGTTCTATAATGGTCAAACCTGGACAGAAGGTCAAGGCTGGAGAAGCAATTATGAAAGTCAATAGCACTGGCGCATCGACAGGACACCATCTACACTTTGAGATTTGGTTAGATGGTAGAAAAATAAATCCGCTCCCCTATATTACGTGAGATAAAAAATGACAGATAATTTCTTTTCAAATAATGATTCAAACTTCTATTGGTTCTTCGGATGTGTCGAGGATCGTGATGATCCTTTACGTCTTGGTCGAGTAAAACTACGAATTCTTGGTTATCATACAGATGACAAAGAACAGTTACCAACTGATGATCTTCCGTGGGCGATGCCAATTATGCCAGCAAATAGTGCCAGCACTTCTGGAATAGGTTGGTCGCCAACTGGTCCAGTAGAAGGTACATGGGTTTTTGGATTCTTTATGGACGGAGCAGAAGGACAGCAACCTGCATTTTTGGGAACAATTAACGCTGTCCCTGAAAGTAACGGCAGTGGTGGTGGTAGTGGTGGAGATGGATCTGGTAACTCACCTACCTCTGGTGGTGCTGATGGTAGGGGTGATTATAGTATTCCGCCATCTAATGGTACTCCTCCTACAAAAACTGGAAATGTTGAACAAGATAATATTGCATCGTTCTTGTGGACTATTAGAAACTGCGAAGGAACTGCTGGAGCGAATGGGTATAACCTAATGTTTACAGGTAAACTGTTTACCAGTTTTGCAGATCATCCTAGAATTACAAACAGCGCAACAGTGCGTGGTAGAACAATTTACTCGACTGCGGCAGGAGCATATCAATTCTTAACTTCAACTTGGGATGAATTGGCAAGAAAACTTAAACTCCGAGATTTTAGTCCTGCTAGTCAAGATCTAGCAGCAGTACAACTACTGAAGCAGTGCGGTGCATTGGATTATGTAAAGAAAGGTAACATAACTGAAGCTACAAGACGTGCAACACGTATTTGGGCAAGTTTGCCTGGAAATAATTATAATCAAGGTGGAAAGAGTCTTGCAGCAATTAAATCCTATTTCACACAGGGAGGCGGTACGTTGACAGCGTAACGTAAATTTACAAAAATATGGTTTACAAAAATATAATTCTGACCACTAAGAGCAGGAACGATATCTAATGCTGAATATTTTGCGTGATCAAGATTTATCTAAAATTCTAGATAATACCAAAATAAGTAAGGTTCTTTCCGCTACCGAAGTCAAGCAATTGATGGGATCCATCGCACAAGACGTTGGTGGTGGATCACATTCTACAATTTCAGATAGCGGTAAGATTGGGGCATACGGATTTAATTTAGAGGCATTACAAACTGTCGGTGCTGTGGCACCTAATGCTGTCGAAAAAACATTAGAGAATATCAAAAAGAATATTCCTAGTATTTCAATACTGACAAAGAAAACTTGGGTTAGAGCACAGGCATCTGATTCTCTCGCGAAGTTTGGTCTTGGTGGATTGATTGGTAAAAATCTCGGTAAAAACTTTGCGCTTGATGCTCTTAATAAATTGGGACTTCCGATTCCAACGAACATTGGTAACGTTGGTAATAATTTAAACTTTGCTGCTCTTGCGGATCCAAAAATTTGGACAGCAAAAACAGGTAGTGCAGCAGAAACTGCTCTCAAAGTCGTGAATGCTGCAAATGGTTCAGTTAGTTCTGCAGTTTCTTCTGTTAAAAACACTCTTTCTAAAGAAGTGTCTGGTCTTACGACTAAGATCGCCTTGACGACATCAGCAACAGGCGATAACGAAGTATCAAGCACTACCAATAAAATGGTCAAGACCATAACAAAGACACTTACTTCGTCTGCTGTAAAATCTGCTACTGCATTAATTACCGATTCAGTTAAACTTCCATCCGCGACTAAGGTTGCATTTGAATTGGTTTCCAAACAGATTGATGTAAAAACATCTGCGGTGAATGAAGCAATAGATGTTTCTTTTGACCCATTCAGACAAGAACCTACTATTTTAAACATGACAACTGCAGTGTCTACAGTTACTTCGTTGATAGACACACACGAAAAAGAAATCGCAGAAATTATCGATGATACTCACATCGAACAGATTACTAATCTTGGCGGAGGTGGAAGCGGTTTTCTAAACGATCCATTCGCGCAAAACAATGCAATGGTTTCTCTGCTTGATAGAAATATTAAATCCCTTCTATCTTCAAAGGCGATTTCATTAGACTCTCCCAAAGATGTTATCTTAGGAATGTTGTCAGTTGCTAATGGACAAGGAATTGACACAGCGATTAAGTTTGCCAATGGATTAATTAAGACAAGTTCTAACGGGAAAACCTCCAACGACTTCTTTGGTGTTGGGTTTTCTGCGAACAAATTATTTAACGAACTCTTGGACGCAAAACCTGGATCTCCAACAATCTCTGCGCCAAATCCTGCAACACTTGCTCAGGCAAAACCAACTGTTGCTAATCTGCCGACGAACGATGGATTAAGAGATAACAATCCTCGTATTGGATTTAACGATCCAAATAACGTTTATCCTAAGCGGGAATATCTCGAAGCAGGTAATGGTGACGTTAATGCACTTGCGGTTGGAAAAAATCCAGGAGAAACTAAAGCACTACCACAGGATCAAACGATCCATGGACAGCATGATGCGCAGAGAACCACTTCGAAACCTATTGCTGGTCGAACAGGAGAATCTGTTTCTCAACCGAAATCTGCCTTTGCTGCTGAGTATCCATACAACCATACCTACCAGAGTGAATCTGGACACACTATGGAATTCGATGATACTCCAAATGCAGAACGTGTTTCGTTAAACCACAAATCAGGGTCATTTCTAGAAATGCGCCCAGATGGTTCACAGGTAAATAAAATTATCGGTGACGGTTATACAGTTATCGATCGCAATGGTGTTATTACCATCGAGGGTAAGGCAAATGTTCACGTTGGTGGTAGTTGTAATATTTACGTGGCAAACAACTGTAATCTTACAGTTGGGGGTAATACAAATATTGACACACACGGAAACGTCGACTGGAAAGTCGGCGGGAATATGAACCTTGCGGTCAAAGGAACTTTCGCCACTCGCGTCGATGGCGATTATTCGATGGATGTGAGTGGCGATATTGATTCAGCAACTTCTAAATCATATAGACTTGGTTCTGCAACAAGCGTTGATATCCTCTCAAATGGTAAAATTAATATCGATGCGTCCTCTGATATTAACATTAAGACCGATGCGAAGGCGAATGTTTACGGCGCAGAGACAAACATCAAAGCATCTGATACGACAAATATCCAAGCAGGTTCTACTATGAACGTCAAGGGTGGTGGTGCTACCAATGTTGATGGTGTGGTCATTACAGTAAGTCCTGGAAGCGCAGGTTCTGCAGTAACAGCATCAGATGGGACTCCTCCTGATATTACTATTGTCGCAGATCCAGTTTCACCGATGAATCCAAGCGAACCAGAATTTGTTGGTGGTAATGGTGGTGTTTCTCCAGAAGAAGCAAAGGGTATGGATTATGATGGCGAAGATGGCATTGCAGATAGAAACGCTGCTGGTATTGAAGATAGTGCGATTCCAGGAGAAGAAGGATCTAGTAATTTAGTAAGTGGAAGGGTTGCACCTACTGCATGTAATGTAACCAAGTCTGGCGTAAAACTTCCAGATATTAACATCTCAAATGGTATTAACTATGGAATGAAAATCTCTGATAAGTTTACTCTGAAAGACGTTATGGTAAAGGGTAAACTACGAAATTATGGTGGATTCAGTAAAGCAGACATGATTGCAAACATGCGCTGCTTGGCAGTAAACTGCTTGGATCCAATCAAAACTAAGTTCCCTGGAATGTATTTCACGTCAGGATTTAGAGATTATATTCCATCTGGTGGTTCTACGACTTCACAGCATATGCTTGGGCAGGCAGTGGACATGAAATTCAATGGAATAACAAAAGGTCAATACCACGATGTAATCGTCCCGTGGATTGTCAAGAACGTTCCATATGACCAACTTCTTCTCGAGTATCTACCATCTGGCGGACATTGGATTCATATCTCGTTTAAAGAAAAAGGCAACAGATATCTGCACTTTACCATGTATAATCATAAACGTGTTTCGGCACCTGGAACTTTCAAAAAATACTAAAAAGGCATATAAATAAGTATTATGAAGACAGTCAGAATATACAAAGATTTAGATCTTTCCTTTACTCCACATCCTGGAACGGGTGATGTGGGGATGAAGTTTGACATCAATTCAGTTAAGCAATCGCTTAGAATATTGTTGTTAACTTCCAACGGAGAAAGACCGTTCAACTATATTCTTGGTTCTCCGATTTATAAGATGTTGTTTGAACCTATGGATCTTATTACTGCGAATATGTTAGAATCGCAAATAACACTTCTAATCAAACAGTTTGAACCTAGATGCAATCTTCAAATGGTTGAAGTGTCACCAAATTTCGACCTTAATCAATATGATATAAACATCAGATTCTATGTAGTTGGTACTCCAGGTCCAGTTACCTATTCAACATTCTTAAAGAGAGCTCGCTAAATGGCAGAACTTAGAGTAACAGAACTTGATTTTGTGGGAATCAAGCAAAACCTGAAAGAATATCTTGCTTCTCAGGATCAATTTTCAGATTATAATTTCGAGGGATCTGCTATGTCAGTTCTCCTCGATGTTCTTGCATATAATACGCACTACAATGCTACGCTTGCGCATCTTCTTGCGAATGAAATGTTTCTCGATAGTGCATTGAAGAGATCTTCTGTTGTATCTATTGCAAAGTCGATGGGATACTTACCCAATTCTCAGCATTGTGCAAGAGCGGTAATCGATCTTGAGATAACTGCTGTTGCAAACTATGGTCCTGATTCTCTTCTTTTATCTAAAAACGCCACCTTTACTGCGACGGGAATCCCCACAGACTTATCCCCATCTGGTATATTTTCATTTAGACCAGACGACGATTATACTGCTGTTGTATCTGATGAAGTTGGAGCAATTAAAACATTTACATTCAATGATGTCAAACTAATTGAAGGTAATCGGGTTTCGAATGAATTTCTTGTAGATACAACCAATCTCTCTGGACCATTTACCATTCCAAATAAGAATGTTGATATTACGACGGTTACAGTTTCTGTTCAAAATGACGAAACCACTACCACATTTAATTATTCAGACACATACCTTAACATCGAAAACAACAGTAGTGTTTTTTGGATCGAACTAGGTTATGATGGTCTATATCAAATTGTGTTTGGTGATAATATTCTTGGTAAACAATTAGAATACGGTAATATCGTTTCTGTAGAATATTTTGTTGGTTCTGCAGAGGGTTCAAATAATCTCTCGAATTTTTCACTAAATACTACTCTTACGGGATCAACGGAAACTCAAACAATAAC